CTCCTGATGAATTTATAAAAAATCAAGCGCAAACCATTGATGGTACGCAAACAATAGAAAGTGCAGTTCTAGCTGGACCTATCACTATTCCTGCAACAATAACAGTAACAGGGACTTTAGTAATAGTATAATGTCAAAGATAGAAGTAGATGCAATAACACAACAGTCTGGCACAACTTTAACAGTTGGTGGTGGAGCTTGTAAAACTGCTGTCGTAGATGCAACTACAGTAACTTTAGGTAGATCAGGTGGTACAGTTCAATTAGCAAGTGGTGCATCACAAACAGGATTTGGTAGAACAGGAACTGTTGATTGGCAAACAACTCCAAAGACAGCAACTTTTACAGCTGTAAGTGGAGAAGGATATTTTTGTAATACAACATCTGGATCTTTTACTTGTAATTTACCTGCTGGATCAGCAGGAGCCATAGTATCTCTTGCAGATTACGCAGGAACTTGGCAAACAAACAGTTTAATAGTTTCACCAAACGGAACAGAAAAAATTGGTGGAATAAGTTCTAATGTATCTTTAATTACTGAAGGTCAATCAGTAACTTTTGTATATGTAGACGAAACACAAGGCTGGGTTAATACTCAAGATTCAACATCAAATGTAAGAGGTAATCCTAATTTGGTAGCAACAGGTGGTTCAATAACAACATCAGGTGATTGCAAAATTCATACTTTTACAGGACCAGGTACTTTTACAGTTTCAAATGCTTCATCTACAGCTGCAAACAATGTAGTTTCATATTTAGTTGTTGCTGGTGGTGGTGGTAGCGGATCTAGTTGTGCTGGCGGAGGTGGTGGAGCTGGGGGATATAGAGAAGTAAAAAGTCCTTTAACACCTTATACAGCAAGTCCTTTAGATGGTTATCCATCGGCACCAAATAGAGTTACAGTAACAGCACAAGCTTATCCAATAACAGTTGGTAGTGGTGGTGCTGGTGGTCCACCAGGAGTTAATGGTAGTCAAGGAAATGATTCAGTTTTTGCAACAATAACATCAGCTGGTGGAGGATTTGGTGGCGGTCCATCTTCAGGAGCTAATGGTGGTTCTGGTGGAGGTGGTGGAGGTAACGACGCTAGATTAGGGGGCACAGGTAATACTCCTCCTGTAAGTCCTGCTCAAGGAAAAAATGGTGGTAATGGTGCTACAGGTAGTGGTGGTTATCAAGAAGCAGCCGGTGGTGGTGGAGGAGCAACAGGTGCTGGGAGTTCTGGAGGTTCCGGTAATGGTCCTGGCGGTCCTGGTGGAGCAGGAGCAACAACTTCAATTAATAACACTCCAACAGCAAGAGCTGGAGGTGGTGGAGGTGGAACAGGCGGTAATGATGGTCCTGCTACTTCTTCCGGTGGTTCAGGTGGTGGTGGTTCAGGTGGAAACTGTCAAGCTGGCACTGCTGCAACTGCAGGAACAGCTAACACTGGCGGTGGCGGTGGTGGTTCTGGGGGAAGTGGAAGTGGAAAATCAAAAAACGGCGGCTCAGGTATAGTAATAATAAGGTATAAATTTCAATAATTATGACAAGTAAAATTAAAGTAGATAATATAAATAAAGTTTCAGATGATTCAAACATCATTAATAAATGTGGTACGACAGTAACTGTTGGAGCTGCTTCTGATGGAGTTAGAACAGGTGCAAATAATTTACAAGCATCAGATGGTGGAAATTTAATTAGTCAATCTGGTACAACAATAACTTTAGGTGCTTCAGGAGATACAATAACACTAGCAGCCGGTGCATCACAATCAGGATTTGGAAGATCAGGTTCTGTTAATTGGGAAACAACTCCTAAAACATCAACTTTTACAGCAGTATCTGGTGAAGGATATTTTATAAATCAAAGTAGTGCAATAACAATGAACTTACCAGCAGGTAGTGCTGGAGCTATTGTAGCAGTTTCAGATTATGCAAGAAATTTTGCAACATACAATTTAACAATATCACCAAATGGGTCTGAAAAAATTGGTGGAGTTGCAGGCGATGCAACATTAGATGTAAATGGTCAAGCAGCAACTTTTATTTATGTTGATTCAACAAAAGGTTGGGTTAATGTTCAAAACGCTGAAGATACAGAAGTAGGTGCAGCTTTTGTTACTGCAACGGGTGGTAACGCTGTTGTTACTTGTGGTAATTTTAAAACACATATTTTTACATCACCAGGAACTTTTTGCGTTTCATCTATATCAGGAACTGCAGCTTGTAATGTAGCAGATTATTTAGTAGTTGGTGGTGGAGGAGGTGGTGGTGGAGTCATTGCTGGTGGTGGAGGTGCAGGAGGATTTAGAATGTCCAATAATGGATGTGTAATGCCTGGACCAACAACATCACCTTTAGCTAAGACTACAGGTCTTACACTTACAGCATCACCTTTTTCAATTACAGTTGGTGCTGGAGCATCAGGAAATTCAAGTGGTTCTGTTTCAACTTTTTCAACAATTACATCAGCTGGTGGAGGCGCTTCACCAAGTGGTAACTGTGGATCTGGTCAACCAGGTGCATCAGGTTCTGGTGCAAATTGGAGAGATAACCCAGGAACTGGTGGTGGTGGTACAGGAAATAGTCCTCCTACAAATCCTGCTCAAGGACAAAATGGTGGAACGAGTGAAGGTAATAATACTTCTGGTGGTGGAGGTGGTGCCGGAGCAGCTGGTGCGAATAGTCCAGGTAATACTTTTTCAGGTGATGGTGGAGTAGGAAGTTATATAGCAGATGCTTTTATAGGACCAACAGCTCCTAGTTATGGAACAGGCGGTCCTGTTTCTAACGTAAGATATTTTTCAGGCGGTGGTGGAGGATCAAATAGATCTAACTCTACTGGAAGGGGAAATACATATGGTGGTGCTAATGGCGTATCAGGTGGTGGTGGAAAAGGTGGTTTTTATAATAGTCCTGGATATGGTGGAGACAATGGAGTAACAAACTCTGGTGGAGGTGCTGGTGGAAATGGAATACCGAGTTCTTCTCCAGCTGCTAGTCAAGGCACAGGAGGATCAGGTATAGTAATGATAAGGTATAAATTTCAATAGGTAAATTATGAGTGAAATAAAAGTAAATAAAATTAGTCCAAGAACAGCGTGTGGTACAACTACATTAGGGGATAGTGGCGATACGTTCACAATTCCTGCTGGTGTATCAATAACAAACTCTGGTACTGCATCAGGGTTTGGTTCAACAGGTGAAGTGTCTTGGAATACAACAGTTAAAACATCTACATTTACAGTAACAGCCGGAGAAGGATTTTTTTGTAATACTACAGGAGGAGCTTTTACAGCTAATCTTCCTGCAGGAACTGCAGGTAATTCTTTTGCAATTTCAGATTATGCAGCAACTTTTCAAACAAATAATTTAACAATATCACCTAATGGTTCTCAAAAAATTGGTGGTGTAAACGCAGATGTAGTTTTAAACACTGAAGGTCAAGCAGTTTATTTTGTTTATATAGATGATACTCAAGGATGGATAAACGTAATTGATTCAACTTCAAATGAAAGAGCAAATGCATTTGTAGTAGCAACAGGAGGCACAATAACCACTTGTGGTAACGATAAAATTCATACATTCACAGGACCAGGAACTTTTACTGTAACTGCAACTGCAGCTTGTGCAGCTAATAATGTAATGTCACATTTAGTAGTCGCTGGAGGAGGAGGTGGTAGTACATTTGGTGGCGGTGGAGCAGGAGGATTTAGAGAAGTAAAAAGTCCTGTTACTCCCTATACAGCTAGTCCATTAGATGGTTATCCAAGTGCCCCAAACAGAATCACAGTTACATCACAAGCATATCCAATAACAGTTGGAGGAGGAGGTGCTGGTGGACCTGGAAGTCCAGGTGGTGGTTCAAATGGTAATCCTTCAATATTTTCAACAATTACATCTACTGCTGGAGGAGGTGGGAATCAAGACGTACCTTCAAATTCAACTAATCCTGGAGGATCAGGTGGAGGTAATCAAGCTCCAGGAACTCCTGGAGGTTCAGGTAATACTCCCCCTGTAAGTCCTCCTCAAGGAAATAATGGTGGAACTGGAATTGGTGGATTAGGATGTTCTGGTGGTGGTGGTGGAGGTGGAGCAACAGCAGTTGGAACAAATGCTACACCCGGAAGTCAAGGAGCTTCTGGAAATGGTGGAGCAGGAGCTACAACAAGTATTAATGGATCACCTGTTGCATATGCCGGTGGCGGTGGCGGTGGCGGTGATGCACGAGCACCAGGCGTTACTGGTGGCGGTGGAGGAACTGGTGGTGGTGGAAATGGATCTGGTGGTGGTTCAAATCCTGGAGGAGTTGCAGGAACTACAAATAGAGGTGGAGGCGGTGGTGCAGCTGGTTTTCAACCAACATATAATACAGGAGCAAGTGGCGGATCTGGTATAGTAATAATAAGGTATAAATTTCAGTAGTTGAATAATAATTAAAATTAATATATAAGGAGAAACATTATGGCACATTTTGCAAAATTAGGAGCTAACAGTAAAGTTATTCAAG